CATATCAATCTCTCTTTCATTTCTCATCATATATAGAGTATATCTTGTTTTAATAATAATGTCAACCCATAAAATGATATTATTTTAAAAAAAGAATTGAATGATATCAATGACTTAGTATTCTGGTGTATTTTTTTTATCCAGATTCAACCCATATTTTAAGTCTCGCAGCATAAAATCTGGAATTAAACCCTCAAACCCAGCGTTCTTTAATTTATCAGTAACCATGCTGTTTGCAAGGCTTTCATCTCGTGTGTGTGCCACATAGCGTTCTCGCTCACGGTCGTAGATACGGAATGTTTTACCCGCTTTACGAATCTCAAACATATTTTGCCGCCTCCAAATATTTACGATAGCCTTCTTGAACCCAACCATCATTTCGCCCATTTTTTGCTTCATATTCACATTCTTTCAAATAAGCAATTCGTGTTTCTTCATTCATTTCTCTTAGGAGGGAAATAAACTGCTGAAGTCCTTGCGCCCCGATTTTTTCGTCATCCATTTCATTTGATCCTCTTCTTTCTGTCGTTCACCATATGTACTGTTATCCATTACTGGTTTATCGTTCATAATATCTTCTTGTGCCGATTGCTCAGTATTGAACAAACGCATCTTTGCTCGGTCAATACCAACTACGAATCGTTTGTGAGCAGTGATGTCGTTATATCGATTCTTCAACTGTTTGACCATAACTTGGCCAAGATTTTCCATTTCTTCAGTTGAGATAATCGCACACATGAAATCAACAGTCGCTGGCAAACCAAATGACTCTGATGTATCTTCAAGACCAGGGTCGGTGTTTGTTGAACCAGTACGATTGATTTGTGTAGCACTGACAATCGGTAGATTTTTCTCAACAGCAAGCCCACGAAGTTCTTCAGCGATTGCTTTGATGTATGAGTAACTATTGACGTTGGCACCAAACTTCAATCGTGAAGATGCACAGATGTTGAGATAGTCGATGTAGATAATGTCTGGTCGAAAGTTCTTCTTGAGATGAAGTTCATTCAGCAGATGCCGAAAGTGACCAGAGCCAGCAGTTGCAGTTGGATATTCTTTTACAATCAATTTACCACCAGTCTTCAACCGAAGCCGATTGATTTTATCATCGTATATCTTCTTAGGAAACCCTGTAAGTTCAGCAATAGGAATGTTCAGTAGATTTGAATCGATTCGTTGAGCGATCCGTTCTTCTGCCATCTCCATTGTGATATAGAGTACATTCTTACCAGCCAGAAGATTTGCAGCAGCAAAATGACACATGAATAAACTTTTACCAGCGCCAGTTGGAGCCATGATTACGTTGAGTGTTTTGTTAGGTAAACCACCATCGGTAATCTTATTAAAGTATTCGAGGTCAAATTCAATCTTATCTTCTTTTTGATTGTAGAACTCATATCGCTGGTCAGCATTTTCAATAAAGTCATGCCCAATATAATTGTCGAATGAAACACCAAGAGCATCGGATAGTATCGTGGGAATACTACCTTTATCATCAGTTTTGCTTTTGCCTTCAATGATATTGATTGAACTCATGATAGCATTGAACACCGCTTTCTCTTGACAGAATTCTTCTGTGTTGTCAATCAACCATTCACTATCTTTTTTCTCAAAGGTAAGACCATCGATATATTCAACAAGACTTGTAAATGTCTGTTCTGGAATATTGCTTTTCTTATTGAGTTCAATGAGAAGAGTTTCTTTTGTTGGAAGACCATTGTACTTAGCAACGAATGAATCAATCTCTTCAAACAATACTTTCTCTGTTTGATCTTGAAAATAATCAACCTTTAGAAATGGTAATACTCTCCGTGTATATTCTTCATCATAGATTAGATTGCTCAGTATTGTTTGTTCCAGTCTCATCCGATGTTGCTTCCTCAATGATTGCTACTAAAATATCGCCAAGATGTTGTTCAAATTCTCGATGGTCTTCTTCTGTAAAATTATCAACATCTAAATCTTCGGGTGTTGAGATAACATCATACTCAAATTTAAGAGTTGCATTTTCTTCATCTTCTTCAAGAAATCTAACAGTGTGGTAATTATAAATTATACCACTCCATTTATCAGAAGTCAACTTAATTCGAGCGAGTTTTTCATCTTCATATTCATCGAATAGAACTTCATAATCATTCTGTATCGTCATCTTCAACCTCATCTTCTACGGATTCAACATCGTCTTTCATAATCAAACCAGCACTATCCATACTATATTGATTGTGAATATAATCTTTGAAGTCTGTCTTTTCAAACATCATCATCCAGAAATCTTTATTGTCAATGATTTCTTTTGCACGGAGAAGTTTATCAGAAAGCACTTCACCAGTTGCTGGATCAATCGCTTCGTACCAACCCATCTTTGGTTTGTTGATATAACCACCTTGTTCTGCTACATCAAGCAAGCCAGACCACTTGCTAATACCGCCTTCAAATGTGACCGTGATTGGAATCTTTGACTTCTCACGCACATGGCGAGACTTCTCAATATTGATAACAAAGTGATAACCTTTAATTTCTTTGCCGTCTTTCTCTTGTTGACGACCAACAATCCAGATAGCATCTGAAGAGTAGTATGCACCAGTGCCACCAGACACAATGTCTTTTGGATATAGACCGATCTCTTTATACGTGTGATTGACAACAACCAAGGGAATATCTTTGAGATTGAGATGTGGTGTAACGATACGGAACAGAGACTTCATCTGCTTTGCACGAGACATATCAGCAACTGACTTCTCGTTTAGCGCATCTTCAACTTCTTTCTTTGAAGCAAGATTACCAATCGAATCGATAACAATACAGACTCGGTCACCTTTGTCAATATTTTTCAACTGATTAGTAATATCAAACTTCAACTCTTCAACATCAGTGACAGGAGTATGAACAACACGCTCCATATCAATACCGAATGATTCAAAGTATGCTTGTGGTGTACCAAACTCTGAGTCATAGAATAAGATTACTGCATCATCATATTTCTTTTGATATGCAGCAGCCATTAGCAGAGCGAATGCTGACTTAAAGTGTTTAGATGGACCAGCAAGCATCAGCAGCCCTGGTACCAAGCCACCATCGATACGACCCGATAGTGCAACGTTAATCATTGGCACAGGAGTGGGTGCCATGTCTTTCTTACCAAATACCTTCGATTCAGTAATAACGGATGTGAGTTTAATGGTAGAGTTTTTAGTAAGTTTTTCAAGTATAGACATATTCACCTCAATAAGATTACAACAACAAGATATAAAACAAAAAACCAAAAAAAGAATGCAACACGTTTGTATCTTTTACTCAAACTTATTATCTTTGCGCCAATAAAAAAGATTGCATAGATAAAAACTGGTATGCAAAAAAATAATAAAATGCCAAAAACTATACCAAATAAAGTTTGCCATTCCATTCTATTCCCTTCTAGTAGTTTATATTATATTACTAATAGATTGAAATGTCAATCTTTTTTATTCACATTCCCAAATGTTCCATTTTCACGAAGTGCTTTTTCGTTTTTTTCTTTGCGAATATCTGTAATAGAACCATAATTGGAACTTGTATTTGCTACAGATTTCTTTCGTTTTCTTTTTTCTTTGTCGGGTTCAAGTTCCTCGCTCCACTCTATAGTGTTTTCGGGATCTTCATTTTGAATAAAAAACTCTGGCTGTGATTCGTCGGTCTCTACTTTAATTTCATTCCATTCATCATCAACATTATTTACGTTGACCGCCGTCTTGATTGATTTTGGTTTGTGAAGACTCATATTTGCAGCAATCAAAAGGAGAACAGCAAGAGGATCGAATACGAAAATAATAGTTAGAATGACCCATCTCACCGCATCTTCCATAATTGTTTTTGGATCATCTACGAATAGTGCAGCAATGTATTTGATTGGTCCAACTTCTGCTTCAAAGCCTAGTTGTTGTTTCTCCAGACCAACTCTCTCCATTCTGAATTTGGATATATTCTCTGATGATGAATCAATGATTCCTCGTAGTTCATCTCGTTCAACTTTTTGCGACTTTCGTACGGCAATTGCTCCATCTTCTCCACGGATACGGTCATACTCTGTGAGCGTCTGGACTGCCGAATCGAGTTGCGAGATAACTTTGTTGGCATCATCTATTATCCTTTGTTCTCTATCAATACGAGATTGAATAGTTGAAATTTCTAAAGAATTGTCACCTGTAACAATCATCTGGTCGATATGCGCTTTTGATAGGAATCCATAGATTCCCATTGATGTAATAAACATTAAAACAACAACCGCTGATGTCAAATACCAGCGTAAAACTCTTGGAGCAGTTTGCCAGTTATGATATAGCCATGATGCTGTTACAAGTTTACCGACTTCAAGTACACCACCCATAATAGCAATAGCAACTGCGGCTGATGAAAAGATTGCCATTAAACCGACAATCGAATACCATGCAGCAACACCAGAAATAGCGAGTGCTATTAATAGAGTAAGAATTCCCATGTTAACCTCGTGTAAGCGCCAAGACTTTATCAATCGTAGCTTGAACTTGTGGAGCACGATTTGGCCAGTGTATATACTCTTTGTCTGAAGTCTTCATCAGATTAACAAGAAGCGGCATGATAATTTTTTCAAGTTCAGTAACTTTTCCAGCAACTTCATCTTGAGCCTGTGCAATAGCAAGTTGAACATCATCAGACTCTTCTGCTTGTCGGCGCTGAAGTAGCAAGTCAATTTTGTCTTCAAGTGGAGCAAGTGAATTCAATACGATTCGATTGATATCATTCTCATCAATAGAAGGCGGTGTGCTTTCTGCCTCTGCTTGATTGAATTTAAACTCCGCTTCGTCAACGGCACTAAAGCCGAAGTCAACGTTTGAATATTCTGCTGGGATATTACTCATCCAAAAAAGTCCTCCAGTGTGTTTTGCTTCTCAGATGACCAACCAATCTCTTTGAGAATATTATTCATTGGTTCTACATATGACTTGTCAAACTGCATGTCATAGTCAATGTATTTCTCAAGATTCAATTCAACTGGCATGATATCAGGAAAGGCGAAAACGTTTTCTCGAATCGGATTTGGTACTTTCATATAGAAGAACTTAATCTTTTCACCGTTATTGATAATCCGATACTTCTTATCCAGTTTATTATTTATTATCGTGCGATTATATAGAATTGATGCACGAACATGAATAGGAGTACCTTTAGTATATCCATCAACGCTACGGTCGTCTTGATACTTACCAACATCAGATACACCACGAGGGAACGCAACGTCTTCAACAGGAAGTTTACGAAACGCAACACGAGCATCAGCAATAAACTTTTGAACAGCAGTTTCATCTTCATTCATAATCACATCAAGTGTTTTCTCAATCAACTTACGACAAACTTGTGGAGTAGATGAACGAACAGATTCAATGCCAGTAATCTTCATCTTTGGTTTTGCATACTGAACGCCTTCGCTATTCAATACGTTAGCAATATATCGCTTCTTGCCAGTGATAATCATTTTACTTGCAATGATTTCTCGTTTCATAACCATGCGCTGTTCATATGCATTGACAAGAGTTTGAAGTTTGCCATAGCATTCATCAAGCAATGGTTCAATCTTTTGTTCTGCTACCTTGTCAACAAACGCTGAGATTTTATCGTCATCTGCATTAGGCATTGTCTTCTCAACAAGGTCATCAAGGCAAACATAGATACTGTCAGTGTCACTCGCCAGAATGTAATCTTTATTTGTTTTCAAAATATTCTGAAGATAGGCATTGACAGTATTTGCTGCCCAACGAACAGACAACTGACCAGAGATGGTAATTGCTTCTGCCATGCGAATATCATAGTAACGGAAGTGAACATTACTCAATGCACCATAGAGAGAGTTCATGAGAATTTTGATTGCCATCTGCTGATTGTCATAGGTACTGATACGTTTTTCAATTTCATATCTTTTAAATTTATCAGATTTGTCCATGTCTTCAAGTTCTTGTTTTGCCTGAAGCATATCTTTCTTAATCTGAGAACGTTCAGCATATAACTTATCAATGATGCTTGGGAACACACCCTTCTTTTGATTTGAAAACAATTGACCAGTAGCAGTCATGCCATGATTTTCTGGAATATCAAACTGAGTTTCTTTCAATAATGAATCAACATTTGCTCCGGGCATAATACCATTGACAATCGTTTCTGGACTCATATTATATTGCATAATCAAATGTGGATAGAGACTGTTGAGGTCAAAAGAACATACCCACTTGTGCATACCCTTGATTGGATCTTTGACATAAGCGCCTTCGATGCTTCGGTCATTCATTACTGGTTTCTGTTCAGTAAGAACGATGTTCTGCTTCTGAAGGATGTTATAGATGTATGTGTCCCATATCTTTGTTGAACCAAAAGCAACGTCATAGTTTACATTTGCTTTATGGGCGAGAGTCATACACAGAGAAATCAAACCCATCTTATCATCAAGACGTTCTACCAACTGAACATCTTTGATGTTGTAGTCAATAAACTTCTGATGGTCTTTCGTGTAGAGTTCGTTGAGAGACGCAAATTCAGAGTAGTCAATCTTCTTCTCACCAAGAATCACACTCGCAACATGATTGAGCGAATAAGATTCCATTGTAACGTATGTGAACTTTTTAAACAATCGCATATAGTCAAGTTGCGACATACCAGAAATACTGAATGAAATCTCGCCAGTATACTTGTCTGTTCTCATTGAAGGCACGAGACGATTAATTGAGTATCGCTTCGTTTCTTCTTCACCGAACAATCTTGTTGTACGATTGATAAGATATGGAATATCAAACCCTTCAGAGTTCCAACCAGTGACAACATCTGGATAGTTCATCTGCCAGAATGCAAGAAATTTTGTCATCAAGGCATGTTCGTCTTTGCATTGAATATAGTCAATCTTGATATCGTTTATCATACATTTTGAAGTATCATACTCGCCGCTGCCCCACGTATGATAGATATGGTCTACATTGTTCTTAACCGTAATCGCAGTAATAGGGAATGCCGCATCTTTAGGATGAGGAAAGCCTTGGTCAGATTCAACTTCGATATCAATGAATGTGACATTGAGAATTGATCTGTCAAACTCGCAGCCGTTTGGAAACTTCTTGTTAATGAACTGAGCAACATAGTCAGTATTACCATAGACATTGAAGTTGGATGCAGTGTGAGTTTCAATGAACTCTTTACATTCTCGCATTGAACCAGGTTGAATGGCATCGACGTTAGTGCCATCAAGAGTTCGATACTTTGATGGTTTGTTGGTTGCAAGAAAAAGAGTAGGCTCGAACTTTTCACGAGTCACTACTCTTCTGTCGTTTTCATAACCAACATAGAGAATGCTGGAACCATAACGAGATACATTTGTATAGAATTTTGTCATGTAGATATATTACTACTTTCATAATCAAATGTCAATAATTATTGTACAAAAGAACTTCGGTTGCCTTCTTCGCTTCAAAACTATCTTTAAGTTTTTTTCTTCTACCCGCAGTATATGTAACAGGGAAAGTTTTCATATTCAAATCCTTTTTATTTTTTTCAAACCATCCATCGGATGAATCTCTATTACATATAAAAACTTTTTTTTGATTATTAGAAAAATCAATCAGTCTTAAAAGTTCTTCATCAGTAAATTTGTTACCATAATCTGCGTAGCTATCTCGATACGGAGGATCAAAAAAATAAAACGCATCATTTAAACAACAAGCGGCATCCCAGTTACCAGAGCGTATATCAACTTTCTGTAAAACTTCATTCCACCATTTTAAAACATCTCTATCATAGATCATATCTTTTTGATTCATTAACCCCGGTGGAGTTCCATAACGACCATTTGTGTTTTTATTTAATTGATATATTCCATTGAAACCAACTTTCATTAAAAAATAAAGAGTAGCAGCTTCTTTTGGTTTAGACCATTTTTCATAATCATATGCGTGTTTATTTCTAACATCCATAAAATATTGCCAACGTTCATCTCGTTTGACATCTTTTCTATTTAACTTTGGTATATACTGACTTTCAAGATAATTTAATCGCTTGATGAACTCATCATAATTATTTTTTATACAATCATATATACGAATAATATCTGAGTTAACATCATTTATGATTACGTTATTAGGATTATAATTTTTCATTACGTAAATGAACATCGCACCAGCACCAAAGAACGGTTCACAATATTCATTTATGTGATCAGGCATTAGCGGCAAGTAATGCTTTAGCATTTTATTCTTGCCGCCAGCCCATACAAAGAGTGGTTTCATTATTAATCTTCTTCGCTTAACATTTCAGTTTTAACTTTAGAAGGATCACCCAATCCAAACCTAGCTAGTGTGTCCTCTCCTATTGTAGCACCCTCAATGATTTTATGTACTACACATAATGTATTCAGAATTATAAAGCATTTTTATTCTCCATATTTGTGTTTAGTGTCGGCATATGACATTGCGTCACCGACAGTATATTATATAAGATTTGTTTTGTCATATAACTACGTTAACATATCCGTCTGCAATAGCTTGTGTATCTTTACCTCTACGCATAACAGGACTAAAGTTAAGGTATAGTCCATCGATATTGTCTACATCGGCAATATTTACAACTTTACGCCTTTCAACATCAATATAAATGATATTGTTGAAGTTGTCAACACGTTTATACTGCTTGAGTGCAAACTTACCTACAGCAGAGTTAAATGCTTTAGAATCTTTATACGCACCTTCAACTACTTCTTTTGAAAGTTCTGTTGTGTCACAACCAACATACAACTCTTTGAAGTAACCAGTATATACATTTGGATCTTCGATTGATCGGATATGTTGTTCAAACAGTTTCTTAGATTTCTTTCCAGGCACAGTACCTTTGAAATACTTTTTGTTAAGGACGTCAACTAAACCCTTGTCAGTCAATCCAGTTTTTACAGGCTTAAGGCTTGCACCATTTTTCTTGATTTCCACCTTTTTATTATCATCACCAAACTCACCATCGGAACTGTTTGAGTAACGATATTTGGAAAATATCAACGGTAATGCAAGTTCACCAGCACCGACGCCCTTGCCGTTGTTACCCAACAGGATATCAAATAGCTCCATGAAAATCTTGTCAGCTTTTAAAGATTGACTGATAAGATCGTCAATCTTGCAACGGAAGTTAGTGTTGAGGATAGAAGTGTCAGTAAGGTTTTCTTCGTTTTCCAACAGAGTTAGAGTAGTGTCAGCACTGCCATAGCCAAGTGCTTCGAAGTAGATAAGATAAGCCTTAAAATCACTCTCAAATCGCTCTGCGGCAACGTGTCCACAGATACCACGTTTGATAAGTAGTTCATCGGCTCTGTTTAAAAGTTCTTTCATAATATTTACTTTTTCAGTTTCAATTAATATAGAAATAATACTACATTTTAATAATGATGTCAATAGAAAACTATCGGAATGAGTTAGACCCAAAATTCCAATCAAATTGGAGTTACTATAAAAATTCATTCCGATAGTTATAGGGGTAATCAAGGAGTTAGGATAAAAATTCCAATCAAATTGGAGTTGCATAAAAAATTCCTTGATTATTTGAAAAAGTCTTTCAAATCGTTTTTTGGAGTATCCAGGTAATCTCGCATTGCTTTAACAGTCTGTTCATAAGCAATTCGGCAAGTTGTCATGATAAACTTTTTAAGTTCATGGTGCTTAAAATTTGATGCATCCATATACTTATCACCATAAATATCTTGAAAATAAATTTTAGACAATGATTTTGTTCCATGATGATAAAACTTTGGGCGAAGAAAGCCTGGTTTCATATGAAAGCCAGAAGATACCATTCCAAACTGTTTGATCATTTTAAATCCAACCGGATTGTTCGTTAATGGATTTACATATCTGTTTCCATCTTGGTCAATCAATAGCATCATACAAGAAACATATTGAGTGTGTTTAGATGGGTTCTTCCATTTGTTTTTTTTATTCTTTTCAATACCAAGAACATCTAACAATGAAAGTTCAATATATTTTTCATTAAATGTGCCACACGCTATACCACTAATAATCTTACCATGATTGGAACCAGAATTTGAATTATGATTTCTTAATCGATTAGCAACAGCATCAATACAATCATATTCAAAGGCAATTTGACCAGGCACAGTATTTTTATATTCAACATTTTCTGCTGAAACAATACGAGAAGCATCCTTTAACTTTTGCTTATAAAGATTACCTGCTGTAAGCAATGTTAAGTTTTCTAAATCGATGTCTTCATTTGGATCATGAAACTCAACATTCTTTGCACGTAATGCTACATCCCAAATATGTGGGTTATCATTTATTGTTTTATTCCAGGAAAGAAGATCGACTTCATCAGTCTTTTCTTCATTTGAATAATACAGTTTTCTCCATTTATGAATTGATTTTTCGGGCAACAACCTCAGTTCAATGCCACGTTCTTCACATAATGAATAAAATTCTGTAATTTGAGTTTCGTCTTTCCATGATTGTGATGCAGACCATTTAGAAATTCTTGCACCATGTGCAGATTCAATCGCTAAATCTCCTGGTTCTTCCATCCACGTAAGTGATCTAAATTCATCTAATGAAAGATTCTTAATAAATTCGTCTTTCATTCTATCATATATGTGATATTTTTTACTACCATAATCTGCAATATATCTTGGTGTCATTATAAATTCCTTTCAAGGAGTTAAGTTAAAATACAGTAAGGAGTTAGCAACAAAATTCCAATCAAATTGGAGTTACTCTGAAAATTCCTTACTGTAAAATCAGTATATTATATTCATTCAACAAAGTCAATAGAAAATTAGTAGAAAACTATCGGAATGAGTTAGACGAAAAATTCCAATCAAATTGGAGTTACTCTCAAAATTCATTCCGATAGTTATTCGAAAAAAGAGGGAGCTTCGGAAGCTCCCTCTCTCGTTTATTCTTCAGTCAGAAGTTCTGGTTCTGACTTTACTTCAAGCAGTTTATCTCCGGTCGTAACCTCAATTTTCTTAGGCTTTTTACTATCGGGGATAATGTTTTTAAGGCTGATCGTGAGCATACCGTGTTCGAGATGTGCTCCTTGGATTTCAATTGTGTCAGCAAGTGTGAATTGCCGAGTGAAGGATCGATTAGCAATCCCTCGATGAAGAAGATTAACTTCATCCTTTTCTTCCACCTTTCCAGTGACTGAGAGTTTTGCATCCTCAAGCGTCACGTCAAGATCCTTTTCAGTGAATCCAGCCACTGCTATCTCAATAGAGTAGTGGTCTTCATCCTGTTTGAGAATATTATATGGTGGGTACTTTGATACTGGTGTTTCCGCTGCTCTGTGAAGATCATCAATATGTCTCCAAAGACGGTCAGCACCAACAAAGAATGGGTCAAATTTACGAATTGAATCATATGTAGTCATAGCTACCTCCTTAATAAGCGAGATTTATGTTACGAGGACCCATTAGGCATCCTCACTATTATTTATACATTATCGTCAATCATGTACATACTTTTTAGTTTTTTCCAAGTTTCTTTCCAGTC